AGGACGCTTGGAAAAAGCCGTATCCAGTTAGACTTATAACTTACATCATTACTGATCCAGATGGAACTAATATTGAGATCAACCTTGACGAAGCATTGAGGAAACGGCTAGAGAATAAAGTGGCCAGCCTTTCAAAATAGTTTAAAGCCCTTTTAAAGGGCTTTTTTGTTGCAAAATGAAATTTGTACAAAGCTTGGTATTGAGCTATTTTTGACATACCAACTAATCTCAATGCTCAGGGGCCAAAATACGCTTTTCACAAACATCTTTCCTTCCTCCATTGCCCCTGAAAATAATCGTCAAGGCCGAAGAAATGCACTCATTGATAAACGCGATGAAGCGCTTGCTGACCGCTATTACTATTATGTCCATTTGAAGCGTTCCAGGTATGATGATGCGCTTCTATCCCTGGAGCAGGAGTTCTTCATTACTGCGGACACCATTGGCACCCGGTTAACCCCTTACGTTGACTATCTGAAGCAGCTCACATCAACAAATGTCAAGGTGTCTATGCTGCGCCGAAAGTACCCGCACCTAAATTGGGCTGCATAAAAAACCCCTGCATTTGCAAGGGTTTTTCTTTAAGCGGCACTCTGATCCAGGAAGGTAAACTGAAAAGGTACCTGAACCACGGTGATCCCGTCTGGCCTGGGTTCTCTGATCTGACCACGGCGCTTCATCCGACTTCCTTTAAATGTCTTTCCCTGAATTGCTTTGTAGACCTTGTTGATTGTTCTGCAATACTCCAGGCTTCGTTCCAGGAGCAGATCGGGTGTCTTTGCAGATACGCTCCCTGTGTAATTAAACGCTACCCTGATGGTTACTGTAGTGTTGCAAAACTGAATGTTAGCACCTTTGTCGTCTACATCATCGTAATCAATGTTGATCAGTGCACAAGGGTAAGCTACTGGTGGGCGATCCTGCTCCAGTTGCCCCTGATCCATGTCTATCCATCTTAGTTCCGGGACTGCCTTAAGTAGTTCCAGGAATAGTAAATATATTTCCTCCATCGTTAAAAGAGTGTTTTTAAGTTTTTAATAATTCGTTTGTTTAAAGCTGCTGAATGCCCCATAAACTGTCTTTGCGGCATATTGATCGTGTACGCTTTAAAGGTTAGTCCTTGCCCTGGTGTAGTGCCTTTTTTGAATGCACCCATGCCGCCAAAATATTTAGCTTTCTTGCCTTTGACATACCTGTTGCGTACAAAGGTTTCACTTCGTGCAGCCCTTTCAATAATACCTCCCTGGTTATGTATTTTAGCGTAGGGCACTAACCTGCTCCCTGCCATGATCCGAACCCTGTTGATGGTCGCTTCACCCTCCCTGATGGAAGATGCCAGTGAGGTTGTGCGTAGCATTAGTGATCCCTTTTTAACAGGTCGCTTGGTTTTCTTCCAGGGTTTACCAGTCCATGCCTTTTTTTGGAAGCTTTCGTTGTACTCTTCAATTGCTGTACGTGCAATGAGCTTTGGTACCTTCACGCTCATCTTGTGCTCAAACCTTTTGAACCAGGCTGTAAGTTTCTGACTGTTGTTCATGTTAGCGGTTATATACAAGTAAGCCCCTGCGATAGTCTTCAATGTCGGTATCTATGTCCACCGGCACCCAATTGCTGACCTCGTAGGTTCGTCCGTTTTTTACAGTACTGATGGTGATCAGAGTTTGATCTGTGTAGTATTTGATTGATACGAATTCGTCAAGCTTGTCGCCATTGATCCAAACCTCATCAGGCTTTTCAAGAGCGTTTTTAACAGCGTTTAAACGGTTTTTAAAGGAGCCTGTTAAAGCTTGGCTACTGATTGTAAGCTTTCTGTTGTGGTAGTCCAGGAGTGTCGGATTGTCTTTGAGGAATTGCTCCAGGTCTTCCAGTGCTTCAGGCATTTTCAAAGTTGCCATGTCTGATGCTTCCATAAAGGACTTTAGCCCGTAAACCTCCGCGCCCAGCTTGTTAAGCGGGGTTCCTATTTTATCAAAGGAGTCCACGTAAGATTGATTGCTCGTAAACACTTCTCCTGTATTGGCTCTATTGATGCCAAAACCTTGCTTTTTTGATCTGATGAATTCGTCTGTTGCAAAATAAGCCTCTGCTTTAGCCCTCATCTTAGCAAAATCCACGTCAACAACTTCACTTTCCATACGCCCAGCCAAACGGCATCGACAACCCCAACCTAGTAAAGGAGATAAGTACCTCCAAAGTGGATCGTTAGCTGGCAATATTAGTCCGTCCAGTTGCCGGTGGGTTTCTCGAACATGATCATCTCTTCTGGTGATCAGCTCCCAATATGGGAACACATCCTGGGCGTTTAACAGGTTCTGCTGGTTTACGGTTGCATTCGCTACCAGAATAGCTGTAGTAAGCTCTGTTTGCAGCCAGGTGTTATTGTATACGTTGGCAGTGTTACGGGCGTTGATCTTGAAAATGTCCTGTGTTTTAGCTTCGCGGAGCAGCTGGTTGAAACGTTGTGCTTCTGCCAGTGTTTTGGCTGCTGAAAATTTAAACAGGTTCATCTCAAAAGCTGTGATCAGCGCTGGATCATCGCTGTCATAGATAAAGCCTAAGTCAACCAGCTTGATCTCTCCACCGTTATTTCTCCAGCCTGTTTGAAAGCCTTTTAGAAGGGCTTGTGCTGTGTAGTTGAATAGCGGTACATCGAAGGTTAACTTCCCGTTGCCAGACCAGAACCGATCAATCAATGCTTCATTGTCAAATGCAGTGTTAATGTCAATCAGTTTGATGAGGTGATCTGAACAGCAGCTTATCTGTGTTTCCGCCCCGGTCGGATTCGCCGGGGCCTGCATAAAAGACCGTAGCAATCTGCGGATCACCGGAAGCTCTGCTAATGTGAAGAGACCTAGCTTATCAGCAAGTTTTACCTTCTTAGCGGTGGGCTTCTTGTCGCTTACATCCTCCTTTTTGTCGCTTTCTTCCGCTGAAGCAGGGGGGGTATTTGCATTTTGTTTTTCAACTTGCTTTAACTTTTTAGCCTTCAACTGCTCGTAATTGGCTGGTTTGGGCATTTCGTAGGTCTCGTAGAAGAAATTATCATCTATTGGAAGCCCTAAGTCCTTAGCAATGGATTTGTGTATCTCATACGATTCCTTCTTTGAAAGCTTTTTATCACTCTCAATTATGAAGGTGCCACCCTTGACATTGAAGCCAGCTGCTATCAGGCATTTGATAAAACGGCTGTTCAGAACACGCCTTACAAAGTTGATGTCGCTGTCATTCTTTTTTACATCCTCGTCCTGGTGAACCTTGCTTTGTGCGTAACCACTGCTTGATGACGAGTCAGTGGTTTCTGTTGAGCCTAGTAATGCTTTACTGATGTAGCCATCCATCTTTGTCGCAAAGCTGTCTTGTAGCTGACCATTCGCATTGCCCTGGTTGCCTTTAATGTCAATCGCAGTGCCTTCCGGCCTGATGATAATACCTCCGCCACCCATCTCATTTAATGAGGTTGCAAGTGCAGCTCGTTGGTTTTCGTCAAAGCCATCCCAGGTAGCATCAATGATACCACGACCGAAAATCTCAATGAATTCAGCCCAATCGCCAATGTCTCCACGCTTGTAAATTGCATATTGAGCAGCTGACAGGAGTAAGCCTAAATCTTTTGGATTACCTACCTCCATTACGGTCTTGGCGTAAATACCCTCTCTGATGTTTAGGCCGGTGTCTCCAGATTGCTCATCTGCAATAATTCCGGTTTCAGGTCTCATGTGCTTACGCGGTACCAGATTCGCCTGCATTTCATGCTGATCGTTGTCATTCATGAAAAAGGATGGTTCCATCATGGTATATCCCCATGATTTTGAATTCAGTATTTCGGTTAGCAGGTCTTGGAAACCAATACAGTCAATTAGCTGGTTTACCTCATCAACAGGTTTACCGTTCTTGTCTGTGAAAAGCCATTTGGCTGATGTTACAGCATCAACACGTTTTCCCCATACGGATATGATCTGAGCGTCTGTAGAAGTTATGTCTTCGTACAGATCATAGAGCGTAACTCTTCGTGGCACTCTGGATTCAGCTGATCTCGTTGCGTTCCTCCAGTTGGTGATGTCTTGCTTCTGCCTGTTGATTGGCCTGACTACAATTTGTTGCAGGGTGACCGGCTGCTTGTTCAGGTCTTCCCCTCGTTTGATGTTTACCTTTGTCATTAATAGTAGTTCCCTCTTTTAGTATTGCTTTTGATGTGAAATGAAGACCCGCTGCTGTCTTCACTATTGGGTACCGGCCATCCTATTGGAACGATCCTGCCAGACTGGATTTTGCTTAGCCAGGCAATAGCCTTGTCATACCGGCTCTCTGCCAGGTTCAGGTCACTGCCTGGGTTGCAGATATTCAGAAAGTGCCATTTGGCAATGTCTTTTATATACATCATCAGTATCGGGTCTCTATCCTGGTCTTTTCTGGAAAGCAAAGCTGTGACATCAAACCGGCTGATGTAGCCAGCAGCTTCCTGCTCCGCTGCTTCCAGTGCATCCAGCACCTGTTGGGGATTGTCTCTGGAGACCACTGCTATGTGCTCCTCATACATGTGCGTATGAAATTCGTCGATTGTTAAATACATATTAATACTTCTTTGAACCGCCTTTAGAGCGGTTAATGGTTTGAATGCTGTTGATGCTGGTTGCTGACTTATTATCCACGACCCAAACGCCACCCTCTACGGCATCGGGTCCGTCATCATGTGCTTTACTGGTTGGTGATAAGGCTAAAAATTGCCCTTCCATTACCACCATGTGCGGTGTATCCTTCAGGTCTTCATTGAAGATGAGTTCACCTGATCTGTTTTTTGGCTCCAATGAAGCTTCAATACGATCATATTTAAAAGGCTTTTGGCGCTCGTCTGGCTTTGGGTGTATTGAAACGCCGTGCCTTTTGTTGGCTGCTGCGATCTCCTGTTTGATCGGGTCGTCAATCCACGGCCATTCAATGTAGAAGTAGACCGGAACCTTGCCGCCGACAAATTTTAGGATCTCGTAGTTCCAGTCAAGCATCTCGGAAGTAGTCACCTGATCACAGAATACCTTCAGTACATGATATTCATTTTTCCAGCGGCCAATGAGTATAGTGGCCTTGTAGTCGCCTTTCTTTTTGTACGAAGGGTCGGTATAAGTTACCAGGTACCGGTAATCTTTAAGCGGCCTCATCTTGCCGTAATTCAGCTTCTTGAACACTTTGCCCTTTGTAATCGGGGTGTTGTAGTATTCTTTCTGCTGTGATGCCCAGCTGATCTTGCTAAGTGCCCGGTCAATAAGTGCCTCTGTGTTTTTGTTCGGCCACGTGGATTTGCCAGCCTTATCCCGGATGTTAACTACACCAGCATAATCTGCCATTTTAATCGCCTCCTTTATGCAGCACACTTCACCAATAATGTTCCCGCAAAATATTACAAGCATCGGGTTGCTGATTGACCTGGTTGCGTACACGGCCTGCTCAAACCATTGCCATTTCTGGTCAATAATTTCAGGGTTACGACAATCCTCATCCGTATCAAAGTCATCCATCAATACCACATCAGGACGTACCTCTTCGTTACGCGCTCCCCTGGGTGTTTGACCAGCACCAACTGCAAGGAAGGAAGCTCCAGCTTTGATTGTAAATGACTTTTCAGACCAGTCGCCATAGGTTTCCTGAATGCCGTAGTCATTGATGATCCTTTGGTTCTTTTCAAAGTTGATCTTGTATGGCTTTAAAAGCCTTGTAGCTGCATCAAGACTATTGCTGATCAGGAGTACTGATTTCTTCTTTTTGGTCAGTACAAGCTTGGTGACCTCCATCATGGTCCTGGCAGACTTTGCAAGCTCACGGCTCCAGGCGCGAACCTCGTACCATTCCGGGTTGTTCATTACCCTCCGGGTTGAGGCTAAATGAAATGGTGCTGGTGCCGAATAGTAGTAGTTTGGAAAATGGTAGGCAAACCATTCCTCATCATTCCCCTCAAGCCTGCTAATCCTTGCAAGTTTTTCGAGTTCCGTTTCATTCAGGTCGATTGTCGTGGATTTCTCCAGGGCCTTGATGTACTGATCCCAGCCACTAAGTGCCTTTAAATTTTCGGCCTTACTCATGAAAGTTGAGACTTGATGTAAGAGTCGATGTACTTGCTGAACTTTTGGGCTTCAGTCAAATCTATCTTCCTGATGAAGTCGAGTACACTCTTGCACACGTGAATGGTCTCAGGAAGATTTGCGGAAGTCTCCAGCTCTTTGATGTCCTTGGTTAATTTTCGTCTGACATCTCCCTCTTTGGAGTCGGCAAACCGCATTCCCTCTGGCTTGTTCTTAATGTGTTTGTTAAGTTCGGCAAGCTCATCAAGCATGTTTGCCATTTCCTGTTCCCTGGTTAAAAGGAAGTTTTTCTGAAGCTTTTGCCAGCCTTCCTCATTGATCCATTTGCCAATGGTTTTTTCGGATATGCCAACCTGGAATGATAGTTCCTTGATGGTTGTTACTCCATCCCGCGTAAAGAGCACTTTAGCATGGTTTTTACGCCTTTCAATTTCTTCTTTTTTGAGCCTTTTTTCTGCCATAACAGTTCAAAAGTGCTGTATATAAAGACCTTCAGAAAATCGACTATTTCTAAGCCCGCACTAACTGCGGGCTTAGCCAGCACACAGTGCGGGGATACAAAGAGCCGATTTTTTTGGGGTAAAAAGTCGGGTTACGTTTGTCCCATAATCGCAAACAAAACCCATGTTAAAAACCACAAAACGCTATGTAATTACCACGAACGCAGTGAATGCGTATGGCTTTAGAGTGCTTACTAAGGGAATTGATTGGAGTCTCTACGACGGTAACCCCATTATGCTTTATATGCACTTCCGGGCAACAGGCCAAAACGAAAACGAAGTCAAAGCATTGGGGAACGTCAGGGAGATAGAAACCGATGAAAATGGTGTTGTTACCGGAAGGCTTTATTTCAATGACAAGTATCCGTTTGCAGTTCAAATGTATGATGGTTACGAAAATGGAACCTACAACATGCTTTCCATTGGTGTGCATCCAGTAGAGCTGAGTGACGCACCTGAACTCCTTCTTCCAGGACAAACTTACCCTACAGTAAGCAAGAGCATAGCTAAAGAGATTAGTTGTGTTGACATCGGCGCTAACCCTGAAGCGCTTGGTGTGGCGTTGTATGACGCATCTGGTAAAATTATTACCCTTTCGGATCAGGGCGAAAAGGATCACTTCTTTCATAACCAAATTTCTCAAATGAAAATTCTAACACTATCAGCTCCAGCGATCCTTACGCTGTTGAAGCTAAGTGACACTACGCCTGAAGCGGAAGTGTTCGAAAAAATCAAAACCCTTGTTACCCTTGCTGATGATCAGGCGGCGAAAATTGTCACCCTTAGCGCTGATAAAGCCACCGCTGAGGGTAAGGTTTTGGAGCTGACCAAAAAGCTTGATGATCAGGTCGCACTTGTGTTGAGCGACAAGATTGATTCGCTTTTAAATCAGGCTGTAGCCGACCGCAAAATCACTGCTGATGAATTGCCTTCATGGAAAGAGCTTGCGACAGTAAATCTCGCACATGTTGAAAAGGTGATTGGTCA